CTCCAATTCATATTCGTGGTTGTATTTTGTATAACAATTATATTCTTGTTTTTCAACAAAAATGAAGTAGCAAAATGACATAGAGTCAACGATTTGCCGACATTGATACCGCCAAGAATAATGTTCAGTGTTTTTTTCGGTACTCCTCCCTTGGTGATTTCGTTGAGATAATCTAGATCAAATGGAAGTCTTTCTTCTATTTTATGATATTTCTCAAAACGCTCATTAAAATCCTCAAAAAAATCATGACCAACACTAGGGTCAAAAGTAACAGATAATGCTTCTTTCAGTAATTCGGGAATAACACCACGATCTTTCTTTTTTGATTTTCCTGAAATAATATTGATGCTTTCGCGAATAGCATTCTCAATAGCTGATTCTTTACAAAATCGTTCTGTTTCAGTAACAAGCCAATCAAAATTCTGATTAGTTGGTTTTTCTTTAATTTCTTCAATAATTTCAAGAGAAGATTTCAACTCATCTTCTGTCAATTTCGTTGAATTTGTTAAAGAAATGACCAAAGCATCTATGGATGGAGTATCATTGTATTCTGCAATGAATGTTTTGATATTGGTGAAAATTTTCTTGTAAATTCCTCCAAAATATTCATCTTTGAGGAAAGGAATAACTTTCCTCATATATTTTTCATTATGAACTAAATTTTGGAGAATAATCTTCTCAATCATTCGCATTCTCTCTGTTCTAGTTTTTCCATTTCTAATTGTTTTTCAATAGATTTTGTTACAATATCTTGCATTAAAACTTTTGCTAAAGCTAAACATTTTCTAGTATCAAATGATTTACTTTTTTGTGTAATCAAAATATTATAACAAAATTCTACATTGTTTTCTTCATCTTGTAATTCACGAGCAGAAAAATCTGTTATTAAAAATTCCATAATCCACACTTCAGTTGGTTTATGATGAACACGAAAACGAATAATATTTGGAGCTGCTTGTTCCATGAATACTTCACATTCTTTAGCTAATTTCTTATAAGCATTTCTCTTAGCCATATAATCCACCTTCATTCTTCTATTGTATCATCTTCCTCTAAGAGGTTACCATAACAAAATTCCTTTTCTGCACAAACATTCAATTTTTCAAGAAATTCTTGTGTAAAAAATTCTTCTGGTTTTTTGTAGATTTGTTTCTCAAAATATGTCTTATCATCTCCATTAAATTTATACTTATTTCCAATTTTTTCAACAAGTCCATGTTTTAAAGCCAGATCTAATAGACCGTAATACCGATGCAATCCCTTTTTGTATGATAGAAACAATTCAACTTTACTATTTTCTTTTGTAATTCTAGCCTTTTCCAAACGTGCAGTAATAATATTTCCAATAATTTCGGTTCCATCTTTTTCTTTTCTGCGACTTAGAAATACTGTCAATGAAGCATTGTATTGCGGACCAGATCCTCCAGACATCACCTTTTTTGGAAACATTCCTTGTTCGTCGTAAGTGTGGTTTGTAGCCAATAATGCAACTCCAACTTTACCTAATTTCAAGGTAATAGTGCGGAATGCAGATTTAATCAAACGAGCCCGGGTCATATCGGCTGTTTCTTTGCCTTCTAAACTATCTTCCATTTCTTTTGTTGTAGATAGATTACCCAATGAATCAATAATCAAAAGCAACGGATTTCTGTCCTTTTGCGGCAATTTTTCATAATTGTCTAGAACCAACAACACTTGATGACGGAATTCCTGTACTGTTTGTACTGGCACAATAAGCACTCGTTTTGTATCAATTCCGCGTTCAATAAACATTTCCTTAGTCAATGCCGATTCAGATTCATAATAAATCGCTATTGCTTTTGGATCTTGATCAAGAAAATTCTTCAAAATTGACAAACAAAGATATGTCTTACCAACGCTGGTTTCACCAGCCAGCACGGTAATTTTGTTGTTCGGAAGACCTCCAAATAAATTGCCACTCAAAAGGGCGTTGAAAGCATACGATCCAGTATCAATAAATCCAGTGATATCACCAGTTGGAATGCCTTCATCCACAATTGATGCATACTCATTGTTTAAAGTTTTCTTGATTTGTTTCAGAAAATCCATTTAATCCTCCAAAGTTCTTCTTTTTTTGGTTGACCAATTGATTGCCTCTAACATATCCTTGAGAGGACTGATGAAGCTTTTTTCAAATTGAGTGTTATAATCTACATAATTTCTAATTTCGTAAAATTCTTTTGGCAGCTTTCCTGGGAAAGAAATTATGTTCTCTTTCTTCAATAAATTAGGAACAGTCAAATAAATGTACTTAATTTTTTCTCCATCACGGATTTCAGGCAACTTCAAACCATGCTCGCGAATATAATTGTTATACAAAATACAACCACGAATATGAATTGGAGTTGCTTTTTTGTATAATCCACCATCAAACGAAATGAAATTTGAAATATTATTTGCAGTACGCGGAAATGCAATATCTTCAATATCTTGTTCTTGAAATTCTTTTCTTACTCGTTGTATATATCGTTGTAAGGATTCTTCTCCTTCTTGAAGGATAATACGAATTGCTTCTTTCAACGTTTTTCTGCAAAATGTAGGAGTAGAAGATTTAATTGCTTCAACACCCATAATTTTCAATTTAGGTGGATTGTACTTAACTCCTTCAGATTCAAGAACATTCAAACAATACCTTTTCTTGGCAATAAAAAATCCATTATTAGCAATAACTTCCTGCTTCATTTCAATTTTATTTGTTTCGCAGTTCATATATTGACTTAATTCAGCGAATGAATTCGCAATGTATTTGTTCAATTTTTTCTGAATAAATTCATTGATTTTCTGACAAATTTCATCTTGGTTAGTTGTTTCAAGTTTTTTAACAAAAGGCTCAAAATTCAAATAAACAGAATCTGTATCACTTGCCAAACAATAATCTTGATCTTTTGTGCCAAATTCTTTATTGATAAATTGATTGAGTTTATTTTCAATCCAACGAATTGTCAACTGACCGGAAAGGGTTACTGCTTCCGCAAGGCGAACATCAAAGAACCGGAAATATTTATTTCCCATCGCTCCATATGCGGAATTAAGACAGATCTTCTTAACTTGTTGCAAATTTTTGTACTTAGAAATTTCCTTAATCAAATTTGGATTTTTTGTATCTTGATATTTTTTTTCCGCTTCAATCATTTTTTTCTTGTATTCTCTACGCTGTGCAAACAGCGTTTCCATCAATTCAGGCAAAAATCCTTTACGGCTTCGGGTAAATGGTTGTCCATTTGCGGCTAAACAATGATTTGCTTTAATGATGTCAGTCATATCAACTCGTTTTTCAAGCAAATCATCAATAGTAACTTGTTTGAATGAATTGACTTTCGTATCTGGAGAAATATTGTAATTCATGATAAGGTGTGGATATAGTGAAGTTACGTCAAACGATACAATCCAGTGTTTGTATCCAATTTGTGGATTTTTGACGTATGCACCTTGAATTTCACGATCTTGAACATTTTCACGTTTATTTGGAATAATGATGTTTTTCTTCAATAAATGGTTGAAAATAATACTATCCCACATCCGCACCTGATAGAAACAATCTTCATAGTTAACCTTTGAATCATAAGCTAGAGTAATGACCAATTCCAAAAGTTTCAGTTTTTCTTCCAATTCAATGACCAAAGCAACGTCTTTAATGTTATAGTCAATAAAGAGTTGATGGTCTTTTTCATATAATTCATGAAGCGTACCAATATGTGAATACTCTACTTTGTTTTTACCTAATTCATGTTCGGCAACAAAATCAAGAGTATATCGCTCCAGATTGGTATAGGTGAATTTCTTGTATACGTCAAGATAATCTAACTGCGAAATTCCAAAAATTTTCAGTATTTCACGTTCCTTGAAATTTGGATCAAGAACATTTTCTTTGATAACTACTTTCCAAGGCGACAATTCATTAGCCGCATCTTCTGAAATCAAACGACAAATTCTGTTGTACAAAAATGGCAAGTCATAACCCGTTGAATACCAACCAGTTACAACATCTGGATAGTTGTTTTTCCACAGATCAAGAAATTTTGTTAATAATTCAATTTCAGACGCACACTCTATATACATCTGTTTGTCTGGATGATGATTCATATACGGCTTCAGGCCAAACACAATGAATTTGTCAAAATTTGAGTATTTAATCGTAATGGAAATAATCTTGGCGTTGCCTTGATTAGATGATGGAAACGATCCGTCTTCACAAAGTGCAGTTTCAATGTCAAAATACGCTATACGAATTTTACTGAAATCTGGATGTAATTCTCCGGGATAATTTTCAGCAATGAATTGATATTGTGGCTTGATTACTCCAAAAATTGGAAGATCTTTTTTTTGTGCTTCTGAAACGTATTCTTTCCAATCGTAGATAGAAGAAAATGTCAATTCTTCAAGTGGTAAGTTATTGATAGAACAATATCTAGCATTTTCTTTCTTGGAAGGAATCCAAAGTTTGGGGTGAAACTCAATCTTCTTTTTGACACGTTTACCTTTTTCGTCAAATCCACGAAAAAGGATAAAGTTTTTGTATGGAGTTACGTTAGTATACATTCGTTCTAATCATAGTATATGACGAATCTGCATATAAGTCTATTACTTTATGACTTTGACAAGATATACAGATCCATGTAAGAATACTTGTATTTCTTTTCTCAATTTAACATATTTTCCTAAGCCAAAATCTCTATACTGAAATTTTTCTTGAAATTTTTTTTCATCTAATTCAATCCAATCTTGCTCACTATATTTAGCATCACTTAATAATTTTTTGACAAAAAACGTCATATTATAAACGAAAGGAGAATATGTATATTTGTATCCATTCAAAGGAAATACCAAATACGGTTTTCCGCCGATGAGAGTAGCATCTTCCTTAGATGTATTACAAACAAATGAATTTAATGGTGTTGCCGTAAATCCAAGTCTTTGAAAAGTTTCATGAAGTGCAATAAGAGTTGCTTGTTCTTGTCTTGAGAACAGCGTAAGATTGCCTTGTAGTTTAATTTTTTCTTTGACATTTGCAACTAATGATGATCTTGTTTCGTATATTCCAATGTAAAAATTGTATATTTCAGTATTCAAAAAATTTTCAATTTCATCGGCGGATTTTGGCGGAGTTTCCATTACTTCAGTCATCCAATCAGAACAATTATTGAGAATAAATGAATAATCAATTTTTAGATCTATGCTTTCTTGAAATTGTTTGAATGTTTTCATTTTGTTGATTCCAATTCTTTGTAGTGAGTTAAAATAATAGAAGGACGAATCATGATTTCAAATTCCTTTGGAGGATCATGCAATACATATTGTTTTATTCCTCTATTAGTAAATTTAAATGTATTATTAAATTCTTCAACATCAATTTTCAAAAGATTTAATATATCAACTTGGCTCATCATAGAATCAATTAAATATTTTATAAAATTGATAAGGGATCTATTTGTTTCTTTTTCACTAAATTCAACATAATACTTATTAATTTCTTCTTTATTTTCAAATATATTAAAATAATTCTGAATTGATTGATATTTTAGAAGATCATATAAATCATAAATTTTTTCTGAAAATAGATATTGATATCCATCTATAGGAAATACTAAAAACGGAGAACTTATTCCTCTAGAATAATTAAATGCCTGTTGAATTGAATTTGTACAAAATAATGAATTCTGACGCAATGTTGTGAATCCCGATCTTTTAAGAGCATCATCAAATAAATTCTGAACTATAGGTGGTGTATCTTTAGGAATTCTAAAATCTATTGATTTATTGATATAAGTTCCTCTACTTAAATTACCAACAGAACGATATAATGAATACTTATTTTTCATTAACCATTCAATAAATTCTGTATTATTCTTAAATTTTGGAGCATCAAGTTCTGTAAACCACTGTTGACAGTTTTCCATAATAAATTCAAAAACAAATTTTCCTTTTTTGAGATGCAAACGTGTAATATTATTATTTTCAAAAAGAAATGTTTTAAATGCTTTCATTATGGTCTCCATTGTGTCAAAAAAAGTTTAGGACGAAACATTATTTCAATTTCTTTTTTTGGATTAAATACCAAAGTTTTGATGTTTGTTTTTTTAAAATCATATTCTTTGAGATGTTGTTCATTTACATGAAATATTGTTTTCAATTGATTAATATCTGGAATGTCTTTGATAATTTCTTCAGTTGGATATTCTTCCAAATATTCAGGATCAAAATCTTCTTCTTCAATGTATTTTTTGATCATCCCGATATTTGGAAATAATTTATTCAACTTCAATAAAGAATAAACAGTTCTAACCATTTCATAAAGATCTCTGATTTTAAGAGAATAAGTATATTGATATCCATCTATAGGAAATACTAAAAATGGTTCTATATCAATTGAATATAATTTAGCCTGTTGTCTTGAATTTGTTGCAAAAAGACAATTACCACGATGTACAGAAAACCCCAATTCTTTCATAGCTTTAACAATAGCATTATGAATAGGTAATGGTGTATCTCGTGGAGGTCTGTTATCAGATGCAGTTTCAATCAATGAATAATCGTCAATTCCGATTCCACGATACAAATGGAATCTTTTCTTTTCAAATGTTTGTATTAAATCTTTTTCGTTTTTTAAAATTTTTCCATATATTTCTTGAAACCATTGTTGACAATTTTCTAAAATAAAGTCAATAGTATCTTCTTTTGACACCGGAGTTCTAGAATAATCTTCATTTAAAATAAAACTTTTAAAAGTTTTCATATATTCTCCTATAAGTTTATTTATATTTATATAGCCAGAAATAATTACTCAATAACACCAAAACCAATTTCAGCCTAAACATAATCTCAATTTCTTTTTTTTTGGGAAAAAACTAAAGATTTAATTCCTGTTTTCTGAAATTGATATTCTTTTATTAAATAATTATCATTAATACTAAAAATTTCTTTTATTTCATCTTCTGGTATTATTCGCATCAAATCTTCTACTGGATATTCGTCCAACTCTGAGTCAGTTAAATTTTCTATTTTTATATATTTTTACAACCGTTCAATATTTGGAAATAAATTTGGATGTTTTATAATAGAACCAACGTTTCTCACAATATCATAAAGATCTCTAATTTTTGGAGAATATATATATTCATAACCATCTATTGGAAAAACAAAATGTGGTTTAGATCCAACGAATATACTTTTGCCTGATTTTTTGAATTTGTGCAAAATAGGCTGTTGCCGCGATGTGTAGTAAATCCATGTTTGACTAATGCTGTATTAATATAATTATAAATAATTAATGGTGTATCTTTTGGTCTTCTATTGTCGCTCGCAGTTTCCACATAGTAAGGTCTTGTTATCCCACTGACATATAGCCCACGATACAAAGAATATTTTGTATTTTTATTTGTCAATATATCATATAATTCAGAATTTGTTTTAATTTTATGACCATATATTTCTTTAAACCATTGCTGACATTTTTTTAAGAATAAATTTGGACACTTCCGATTCAGAAATGGGTATTCTAGAGTAATCTTCATTTAAGATAAAACTTTTGAATGATTACATTCTTACAAAAATTCCTTTCCATAAGTAACCACTTTGGTCAATAGTTCTTTTCCATAACCACTATTTAGATTAAGTCCTTGACCACCAATAACTTGAGTTACTTCTCTTGCAGCTTCTTCTAATGAAATATACGAATTCAAACGATTGAGACCACCCGGAATTCCAGATACAATGAAATGAAATACAATACGTAGTGCAATTTCAGGATCTTTAGCTAGATCAGGATTTCCTACAAGGTCTATCTTTAACAAGTCACCAAATCGTTTATAGTTAGTTTTACCTGTAATTTGAATATACCCGCGTCCGCGATATTTCCAACCATCTCCGGAGTCTGTATTTCCCATTGAACGGCCAATTGCTGTTTGATTCCCATATATAATTTCAGCAAATTCCTGTGGATTTCTTTTAATTTGATTCAATTGTTCATCACTAAAACGGGCAACACGAGATCCAAAAATTTTTCTGATCCTATCATTAGACGTGGAAGAATAGTTCAAATTTTCTTCAATCGCGCGAAAATTGCTTTCTTTCTTTATGTTACCAAGAATAGCGGCTAGAGCAAATTTGTTAGTAATACCCATTTCCTCTAACCGCTTTTTGATTTCTGAAGATGTCATACAAGATTATTTAGGATACTAAAAAATATTGAGCAATTTCGTTAACATTCTAATATCTTTAGAAGTAAGTTTATCGGAAATATTCTGTTTTCTTTCTTCCCACCATTTCAATAATTTCAACATTTCTTTACATTTCTTCCATTCTTGTTTATGAAATACTGCATTTTCTGCATCAAGAAGAACTAACTCTTTATGTCTTTTCATTCTTTCTTCAAGAGCCTGTTTTCCATATACAACTGCTTGAGATCCGTGGTAAAAGAAAAAGTTATTTTCTGGAAATTCTAACAAATTTTCTTTTTCATTTTCTACATATTTTTCAAAATTTTCAAATGTATATTTTAAAATATCTACGCTGTTCATTTTTCCTCCTAAACAAAAAAAAAACGGAAGGAATCTCCTTCCGTTTCATATAGTTACAAATTTACATTACAGAATAGCAATTTTCATTTCTTTTTCATCTTCTGGGACATTTTGATTCAAATGAATTTGAAGCACACCATTCTCGTATTTTGAAGAAACAACTTCCATATATTTTGGTAGCAACACACCAAATTTAAATCTACTGCTTTTCATTGTGCCTGAAACCATTTCATAGCCTTCCGTCAGGTTAGGCTGTACTTCTTCACCAGAAACCCATAACATTTTTTGATCTTTTGAGTTTTCATATGGCTTTACTGAAACGGAAAGTTTTTCTTTGGGATAACCAGCTAGAGCAAATTCAACAATTGCTTTCTGTTCCTTTTCATCAACAAATAATCTATACTTTGGAAACCCATTGATTTCACAAGTTGAAAATACCTTTTTCATTACATCAGTAAATCCCAATAGATCTACCTTCATTTCTTTTTCCTTTACTTTTTCTGGAACGTAAATGTACCACCAATTAAATGTGGAAGAAAGTGTTGATGAAGTGTTGCAATCGCGTGCAGTGAATGTTACAGGAAAATACATATTTTCCAATCTCCTTTCCTTTGAAAGCTAGATTTTTATTGGAGATAAACCCGATAATATCGGCTTTTACCTCCAATACTATTTATATCGCAAGTACGAATTTCTGTCTATTTTTTTACAGATTTTCTAATAAATTCTTCAATTCTATTATGTAAAAAATTTAATTCTGAAATATAATCAATACTATTATAATCAAATATGGCAGGAAATATATGAAAATATCTTCCGGGTTTTGAAAAGAATTTTTTGAAAAATATAAAGTTATCATTTATTTCTTTTACTGCTTTATCAAAATAATCTTTATCTACTTTACGAATAGATTCTCTTTGTTTGACTCTATTCCATGCTATATCCGGTTCATTATACAAAAAAATCATCATAACAGAATATCCCAATTTTTCAAGCATTTCTACTTCATTTTTGACCGAATCTTTATTTCTTCCCACTTTATTAATAATAATTCCACGTCTTTCATGAAGTAATTCTTGAAATCTTTTATCTATATATTTTTTATATTCATTATGACTCATTTCTGGTGGTTTTTTTCGCAAAGTCATCATTAAATCATTTAACTTATCAATATCATATACACTAAACCCATTGCCTATTGTTTTAATACTTTCAACAATTGTGCTCTTTCCAGAACCGGGATAACCAACAACATATATCGCAATTTTAGAAGTATCTTTAACTAAAGTTTCTATAAGTTGTTTCATCGTAATTATTTATAAAAATAGGCGAGTATTACTCTATTACTCGCCTATTTTAGTTTAATATTTTTAATATTTAGAAATTAGGAATTAGGAAATTCTGTATTTTCTCTATCACCAGACGTAGATTGAGGAACTCCCATTGCAACTAATGTTTCAACAATTTTACGACCAACTCTACCTCCAGAACCAGTTTTTACTTGAACCCAACCAGCGTGTTGACCTTTCTTATTGGTAGCTACGTTCATTTCTGTTGTATCAACAAAAAACACAGAATCAGCTTTTGTTGGATCAACAAAAACTGGAATTTGTGATGTAAAAATACCAACCCCACTAACAGGAGCTGTTGCTCCTACAACAGGAGCATGAAGAGTTACAATACTATTATATTCATCTTTTGATTTTACAACCCCCAAAAAACCAGCAGAAAGTGGGCCAGTAGCTCCAGTTGCATATACGCTATTTCCGGGATTTACTGTAGATAAAGCACCAGTAGCACCAATAATTTGTGAACCTGAAACTGTAAAAGTTCCGGCTACTGTTACGACTTCTTTATTTCCCCAAGACATTTTTCTATTTTTCTCCTTAGGTTTCTTTCTTTCCTATTTATTTCTTTCTTATTTTCCAAAATCTAGATTTTCATAAATTCTATTATATTGTGAATGTGGATATACACGAACAAATCTTGTAATATCAGCTTCTTTAATAAAATCACTTAAGTTATTGTAATCACAATAAGTTAGACACGATCTGATACCACCAAGAATATCTTTTACTGCATTTTCCAGAGGGCCACGGGAAACGCCGGGAAATACAATATGTCTACCCTCAGATGCTCTATATTCAAATTTATCTTCAGCATTTTGATAGTGTGTTTTTTGTGCTACAAATGAACTCATTCCATAGAAATAATTACCAGTTTCATCATAATTAGCTAGCATACCTCCAATCATGACATAACTAGCTCCAGCCGCAAAAGCTTTGCAAATATCACCGGGATTTTTGCACCCTCCATCAGAAATAATCCTGCCTGGAAATTTTTCATGACAATCCAAAATTGCTTGTAATTGTGGATAACCAACCCCAGTTTTCACACGAGTTAGACACCCGGAACCAGAACCGATACCAATTTTCACATAATCTGCTCCAGCGGCTAACAACGCCATTCCTCCAATAGGAGTAGCTACATTTCCAGCAAATATGATTTTATCAGGATATTTTTCCTTAATTTTTGAAACATGATCAATAAATTTCTTGATATATCCATTTGCCACATCTAAACAAATAAAACGAATTTGTGGAAATTCTTTCAGAATATTATCAAGGTTATCATTTGAATCTTTATCAATTCCGGCTGAAATAGCAATGTATGGCAACACATAATGATCAAAGGATTCTAGTTCATAAAAATCTTTCAGATTATGAAATTTATGAAGACAAGTAACCATTTTATATTTTGCCAAAACTTTGGCCACACGGAGTGTTCCAATTGTTGCCATATTTGCGGCAATAATAGGAACAACACCATGTTCATTTTCCAATTTTACATTTTTTCTGGATTCAATATCAGTAAGTTGAGGAACAATAAGAACGTCGTCAAAGTCCAATGCAATATTCATATTTCACACTCCTGTTGAACCAAATCCACCGTTTCTGTCTGTTTTTTGTTGAGGGGGTTCTGAAATTTCTTCCATTGCAACTTGCTTTATTTCTATAAGTTCACCTTGTGCAATTCTATCTCCATTGTAAATAGTTACTCCTTGTGAAGAAAAATTTCCAACCATGATGTATGTTGGATCTACATAATCGTAATCAATTACGCCTTCTGAATTGTATAACATCAATCCTTTTTTCAAACTTACAGAAGATCTAATATGCAAACGAATAGAATATCCTTCTGGAATATCAAAAATCAACCCTGTTGGAATTAATGCTCTGTCTCCCGGTTTAAGTGTAAGTTGATTTTCTTTGATTTTTATTTTGATGTTTTTATTACTCAATGTGTAAATATCTACAAAAGAATCATTAGACAAAAATGCTTTCAAATCAAAACACGCTGAACCTTTTGTTGCATATACAGGATCAAATGCATTCTTATCAAGTTTGTAATAACGCAATGTCATCAAGAATCTCCTTTATTGTCTTTGTCTTTATTTCTACTGCCCAGACGCAAAAATGTCAACAAACCTGCCAAAATTTGGGCAGTCAATTCACCTTTAATGTCAAAGTTGAGAAATTTGTTCAATACTATAAACAAAATTAACAAGAACACAAAGGTGAAAATGATTCCACCATCAGTTTCAAATGAACGTAAAAATTCATACCAATGCCGCATATATTTTGGTCTGAATTTTGGATTTCTCACTTTATTCTGTAATTAAATTTTGTTGTTCTGTTGTAGTAACGCTTGTTGATCCAGTTTGTTGTACTTGAACTGAACCTTCTTCCAGTTTGTATTTATTGTAGGCCAATTCAATGGCAGCATTTAAAATAGAGTCTGCAACTTTATTTTCATCAATTCCAAATTTGACTCTGAGTAATTTTCTGGCTAAATTTCTCAAAAACAAAGACTTTTCTTCTGGAGTCTGCATTGCCACCAATTGAGAAATATTAAGTTCTACTTTAAATTTCTCATAAGCTTTGATAATATTGTCATCTGTTTTTGTAGGCGTTAATTTTGCAATTTCAACAACAATTGGATATACCATATTAACATATGGAGCCGCCCGTTCAACTACTGGAAGTAGCCCTTTCAAAAATGAAAATACACGCAAAAGTATTGATGTCATTAGTGATTTCATGTTTGTTCTCCTTTACTTTACTCCGTTCCTGTTCCTATTTTTCCGCCAGGTGAACCAGTTTGATTTACGAAAAAGTATATTCTAAATGCATTAACTGTATAACCAAATAATCTATCATACCATTTTGGTTTTGTAATACGATTAATATTTGCTGAAATACTATTGATATTTCTTGTGAATTCTGGTGTTGCCAATTCAATTTCTTTAGTAATTTTAGCAAAATTTTCTGTAATATTTTCAGTATTTTGTGTTATCTTTGGCACAGATTCATTAATTGTCAACATTACTTTATTTGTATCTTGTGCAGAATTACGAACCGAAATCATCGTATCTTGTATCAAATTGGGCCAACAAAATGAATTATTTTCACAATCCATATATTCATTGATAGTCATCAATGTTATTCTTCC